ACGATCTCGATCGAGCCGCGCTCGACCGCCCGCTGCTCGAGGTCCTCGTCGAGGTCGGCGTCGAACTCCTCGCCGGGCTGGTGGCCGTCGAACGCGGTCAGCCCGGACACCTTGTACGTCGTTTTCACGTGATCACCCTCACTCTCCATGTGCAGCCGACGAGCTTCCCGCCCGTCTGTGCGTCCTCGAGGAACTCGGTGAACCCGGACACGCCCTCCTCGACAACCGCGAGCGTCTGCACGACACCGCCGAGTGTCTGTTCGTGCTCGAGCGCGGCCTGGACGGAGCCGGGCCCGGACGGGTCCAGCATCCGGTACAGCCCCTGCTGGCCGGCGATGCTGTCGGCGAACGTGGTGCGTGCACGGACGAGGAAGAACAACTCGGCGTCATCGCCGAACCCCGACCCCGACATGAACGGTGTGTCCGGGTACACATCGATGCTGGGCGGCGTCGGGTTGCTGTTCATGTACGGCAGCACCTGCAGGTCCGGGATCTCCGTTTTGAGCGGCTCGAGCGCGGCGGCCATCGCCTCGACCACCGCGACCAGGGTCACGCGACACCAGCTACCTCAGATGTGACTCCAGGCCTTGCGTGTGACGATGACGCTGACGAGCGCACGGCTGATGCCGTAGTCGGCCGCCAGTTGCTTCTGCGTGACGCCGCCGGCGGCGTAGCGGGCTCGGAGGTCGAGCACCTGGCCCTCGGTGAGCTTGGCGGCATGCTGCCGAGATCCGCGGGGCCGGCGTGCCTTCCGTGCGGAGTCGGCGCTGTTCTCGGCTGTCGTGCCGAGCCGGAGATGCGCCGGGTTGACGCACGCCGGCACGTCGCAGGTGTGCATGACGCACATGCCGGGCGGGACGTTCTCGTCGTGCTCGAGCTCCCAGCTGAACCGGTGCGCCCGCCGCTGACGGCCGAGCACGCTGAACACGCCGTACCCGTCCTGGTCTGCTCCTGCTGTCCACAGCCAGCACGCCCCGGAGCGGTCGACCTTGCCCCAGAACCGTTCCTCGATCGGCGGGTACTCGCGGACATGGTCGAGGTCGCCGTATGTCCGCATCCGCCAGTAGTGCTTCGCGCACCAGCCGCGGCCGGTGACACGGCCGCGGCAGCCGTCGACTGAGCAGACAGCCATGTCGTTAATGCTAGCACCCGAGGCTTGTTTCTAAGCAACGCCGAAGCCTTCCTTGAGCGGCAGCAAAGTGGAGGCGTGCCGCCGGAACGTGTTCCGGGAAGCGAACCCGCCGCCGCCGTCACCGCCGACCGCGATCAGCCCGAACGGCGACTGCTCCGCCTTCCAATGGTCGACGGCCCGTTCCAAGTTCACCTCGACGACCAGCGCCGGGTACGGCGCCTGCAGCGGCACGGTGAGGTCGAGGAACGCGTCGATCTCGGTGGCGGACGCATCGAGCACACGGTCGAGCGCGGTGGTTTGCGCCGCGGACGGGCTGCCCAGCTGCAGGATCCGGGCGAGCTCGTCCGCGGACGCATACGCCACGGGGTTACCCCTCCGCTTCTTTGTCGTCGATCGACTTGCGGAGCTCGTCCTTCGTCATGTCCGAGTTTGCCGGCGACGCGCCGATCGACTTCGCGTGGTCGAGCAGCTCCGCCTTCGTCATCGCGTCGAGGCCGGTCTTCTCGACCGGCCCCTCCTCGGAGCCGCCGGTGCCTTCGTCCCACGGCGCGGACGCGTCGTCACGGACGACCTGCTGGTTCGGGGCGTCCCACTGTGTTCCGCCGTCACCCATGATCAGGGGGTCTTGATGATCTCGGCGAGACCGGTCGGCTCGACAACCAGCCAGGTGTAGTACCCGTAGTAGGCGACCTGGACGCCGAGCACGGACGGCTCGATGACCTGGAGGGCGCCTCCGCGCTGCTCGTACACCTCGACGGCGCTCGAGGACACGACGACGGATGAGCCTGCGGGGAGGCCGGCGGTCATGTAGACGGGGATCCCGCTGATCTGCCCCATCGCACCACTCGAGAAGTTCGCAGCCTCGAACCCGGGTGAGATCGCGTTCTGCGGGTTGACCGGGGCGAACAGGGGTGCCCACACGCCGAGCTGGTCCGGGGGCAGGAACATCGCGAGGCGGCCGGTGCCTGCGACGGCGGTGTAGATCGTGCCGGCGGCCGCCCACAGCGCGGCGTTCAGGGCGGCGACGGTGGGTGCGCCGGTCGGGATCGTGGCGGTCGTCGGTGCCGCAGCGATGATCGCGGCGCCGAGCGCGGCCTCGGTGACGGTGCCGTACTTGCCGGCGAGGTCGCTGATCACGATGTCCATGATCTGCGGCGTCGACCAGTCGATGTTCTGCCTCGACACGTTCACGTAGCCGCCGTACGTTTTCGCGACGACGTTCGTGGAGGTGATCGTCATCTTCTGGCTGACCAGCTCGTTCTTCTCGCCGACGGGCTGCAACGCGACGTTGGTGTGCTGCGTCACCTTCGGCCGGTTCCAGTTCCCCGACGGGATGTCGCGGGGGCCGAGCCAGGTGGTGAGCGGCCGGGCCTGGTCGATGAAGTTGATGACGGGCTGCACGACCGGCGCCGGGATCACGCCGGGGTTGTCCGACGTGGTCTGGTGGGCGGCGGCCCGCGTGTAGATGTCGAGCCTCTTGGCGGCGTCGTCGTCGCCGGCGCGGGACTTCCACATGTCGTTGACGTACTCGCCGGCGGAGCGGTACTCGACCGTCTGGACCCGTTCGGGCTGCTGCTCGCTGATGAACGAGTGCAGCTCCGCGATCCGGGCCGACGACTCCTGGCCGATGCGGCGCCGCTCGACGAGCGGCTGCATCTGCGTCGACAGCTCCTGGACGCGGTCGCGGGCCCGGTTCATCAGCTCCATCTCCTGCGTGTTCAGGTCGCGGCCTTCTCTCTCGGCTGCCTCGACGATGCCGTCGCCGAACGCCTGCCGCTCCTCGATCTCGGCGGCGAACCGGGCGAGCATCTGGTCTGTTGCCCTCATAGCTGAGGCTCCTCTCGGGTTGCGCGAACAGTGGGACGGGATCCCGGTTGTTCGAGCGCATCACCCCTGCTACACCGACCCCGCCCTGCGGTTTGGTCTCTAGCCGGTGAGGAGCCTGCTACTCGCTACCCGGCGAGTATAGGCGACGGGCTCAGAGCGGAGCAGCCGTGAACCACTTGTCGTGCAGGTACTTCTCGACCTGCTCACGCTCCGCGTCGCTCAGCTTGCGGTCGTAACAGATCACCTCGGCCACGTCGCCGTCCCAATAACGCGGCGGGTACGCCCGGTCGAGGCCGATCAGGAAATAGTCAGCAGCAAGTGGGGCGTCGAAGGCGATGCCCATCTGCTCCCAAACCTGCATCGGTGCTTGACGGCTGGCATCGACCGCGCCGCCCCGGCGGTACTCGGCTGCCTGCGCGAAGGGCCCGTAGAAGATGGACGACCCGCTCGTGCCGATCAGGATGTGTATGGAGGAGCAGGCGAGCAGGCCGCAGTAGTCGGGGAAGACGGCTAGGCGGAACTTGGCGACAACGAAGAAGTGCTGGAAGGGAACGGCAACGACGTTCGTCACTCGGACCACGTCATCGACGCCGTCGAAGCGCACAACCGGACGGCCATTGAGGACGTTCGTCTTGTAGAGGGGTGCGTGCGTGGGGCCGTCTGTTGCGGACAGGCCGTGGTTCGTGCCCGAGAGGTCAGGCCAGGGGTTGACGGGAGCACCGTCGACTAGAGCAAGCTGGGAGGCGTCGTACCAGCCTTTTAGGCCGGTGATGTCTGACGGGTCGAAACCGCTGACGCCCGGCCACACCAGGTTCGTGCCCGCGTAGACCTTGTCGACGAGAGCTGTGCCGTAGCGGATCTTGTCCGCCTGGTTGAGGACTGTCATCCGACGATGACGTAGAGGGTGCCGGGGTCTTTGACGGGGAGCGCGTCGTAGGCGGCCTGCGTCATCTGCGTCCAGACGCCGGGCGGTCCTTGCGGGCCTGTCGCTCCTGTCGAGCCGGTTGGGCCGGCTGCGCCTGTCGCTCCTGTTGGGCCTGTCGCGCCGGCCGTGCCGACAGCTCCGGTTGGGCCGACGGCGCCGGTCGCGCCGGTTGCGCCGTCCGGGCCGGCGGGGCCTTGCGGCCCCTGCGGGCCGGCCGCGCCGGTCACGCCGGCCGCACCGGCGGGGCCGGTCGGGCCGGTCGGGCCGGGGATGGTCGACGCCGCGCCTTGCGGGCCGGTCGCGCCTTGCGGGCCGGCCGCGCCAGTAGGGCCGGCAGGGCCGGCAGGGCCTGGGACGGTCGACGGTGCGCCGGCAGGGCCGGTCGGGCCGGCGGGGCCGGCGGGGCCGGCGGGGCCGCCCGTGTGGACGATCTCGACGACAGCGTCGGCGGGCGCGGCTACCTCGACGATGTGGGCGGGAGGCGGCGCTACAACGTCGACGGTCTCAGACGGCACTCGGCAGCTCGTTCGTGACGTCGCGTGACACGGCGAGCCGGCCACGCACCCACGTCGTGACAACACCGGCCTTCACGACCTCGACGTCGTACATGTAGCTGGCTGCGGGCAGCGACCCTGCCGGCATGCTGATCGTGACGAGGCCGGTGGCGGCGTCGACGGTGACCTGCAGCGGGTGGACGTCGCCGGCCGGGTCGCGGGCTTCGGCTTCGACGGTCGCGCCGGTCAGGTCGACAGGGACGGCACCGTCGAGGAACCGGAACTGCTGCTGCCAGCTGTCGCCGCGGTAGGCGACGCAGTCGACGGTGACGGGGAGACTCACCGGCCCCAGCGCCGGTCGAGCTCAGCGTAGGACGCGTTCAGGGCGTCCGTGCGGAGCCGGTCGAGGTTCGGTGCCGACACGGACACCTGTTCGCCTGAGAGGGGCTCCTGTGGCGTCACAGCGATGCTTCTGACGGAGATCACCTCGGCGTCGGGGTAGGCGGGGTTCGGGACGAACGCCAAGTGGTCGAGCCACAGCCGGTTCAGCCGCCGCGACACTCCGCCGTTCTCCCACACCTCGGCGTCGTCCCACACCCGGCCGTCGGGCTGCTGCAAAAGCTTGAACCCCGCCGACGCGGACAGCACATCGTCTTCGCACAGCTCCAACGTGTCGTTGCCGAGCTGCGTCCCGGAGATCTTCACCTCCGCGACGAGGCCTTCCCTCCTCGACGGGTGGAGGCCGACGACCCGCCCGACGGGCAGCGACCAGGAGTGGTCACGGTTCGCACGGATCTTGCTGGTCCGTTTCTCGCTGCCGGTGAACGCGCCCCTCGACACGACCTCGGTGAACGTGCGGCCGCCCTCCACGATCTCGGTGGGCCGTTCGTACGGCATCGCGATCACGGTGACGATCCGTTTCGGCATGTCGA